GTTCCTTTTTGAGTTACAAGTTTTATCGCTCCACGGTCACAGAACAAAGCGACATATCCCCTAGATGCATTACTTTGGGGAGATGGCATCAGAGTGGTTATGTTTGCTGTTGGTTCGGTTGAGTGAGCACCAAAACATACACACCAAGATTGATTATCTCTATCATAGTTATTATTATAGGTGTGATATAGTCTTATTTTAAACATCAATGGACCGTAAAAAGATGCAACCGAAGCAGGATTTGAAGGATCAATTAACCCAAAATTTGGAGTGGCGGATGATTTTAATGTAATTGCACCCGATAAAGATGTGCTGGTGGTCCCATCAAGTCTTAACTGATCTGTGTAAGTGCTATTATTAGCACCCGCACCGCTGATAGCCACAGTAGCATTTGCCCATAATGCGGGAAATATCTGAACGTGATTATGATATAAAAACTGAGATGCTAATAATTCCTTTGTTATAATACTTTCCGGTGTATTTGCAGTTTGATTCGGTAATCTATTATTTGTTCCATTTCCTACTATGTTTTGTAGGAATGTTTTGTCACCGTCTATACTTTGATTGGTTGTTGTATAGACTAGGTTTGTTCCTGTTACTGTTCCAGATGCGGATATATTTCCAGAAGCGGAAAGACTCGCAACGGAAACGCCTGACAAAGTAATAGGTTTGGTTAAAGTGATACTAGATCCCGCATTCAAGTTGTCTTGTGCGGCGTTTGTGGCTAGGATGTTTGATGTGATTTTTGTTTGTGCCATATTAAGGTCTTCCTATTTGTAAAAATCTAAAGTAGTCGATAAGACATTCTCTCGCGGACGTAGTATAATTTTGTCCTAAAAATGAAAAGTTGAGAGTCGTAGTCGATATTGTCAGACTTTGTTCTACCCCTGAATCTATGGACATTCTCCAATTATTTGAACCATTATACCTCATGGTAAATATATGCCAATTAGTATCTACAACAATACCAGAATCTTGAATAGTTCCTGTCAAACGATCAGTTGAATCTCTTGTTAGAAATTGGAAGTTTACATTTCCATCTCTCCCATCTTCTGTCCAAGTAACCGTTCCATCAACTACTGTTGCGGATGTGGGCCATGTTGGTTCTGATCCCGATGTTGTCCCCGCGACAGAAGCATAATAACGTCTGCCATTAGCTACCGTTGGTCTTCTATATTCGTTTAAAGCAATAACTTGACCAGCATTCCAAGCTGTTGAGGATGGAGTCGCGTCCATACCTATAAATCGAGTCGGGTTGATTACTCCAGACGCAGGGGGAGTAGTAAAACCTATTCTTAAACCGTATGAGGTTGAGTCAGCTAATTTAAACCTAACTTTAAATATCGCAGTAGAATTTAAATCTGCTGAGTTATAAACACCGCCACCACTATGATTAGTGTTAGTATAAATTGCGACACCATCTCTTCTATTGGCTCCAGTTAATAATGAAACGCTTCCAGCACAAGGTATGTTTAAAAATGTGTGCCTACCATATCTAGCTGTTGAAGAACCTTGAATAACGGTAGCCGCCCAACCTATAGGACTCTGCATTTGGTTGGATATGGTTCCCCCGCCCCAAAAATCATCATGTACAAAAATAAAGTCTTCATCCAACATCGACTCCACTGTTAATACATCATTAGAAGTATTAATTAATTGATTCGGCGCGGTTAATTGTCCCGCTATTGCTATATCGGAAGCAAGTTTTGTTGAAGTCACACTACCATCAGCGGGAACCATTTGAGAAACTTGTAAAGAGTTTGTCGGAGATATCACTACTGCTTTGGAACCATTTGGAATGGGAGAAGTAAAAGTGATAAATCCACCGGATAACGAATAGTCCACTATAGGTTCCTGTAATGCTCCATCAATAGCTACTGTTATAGCGGATGGGTTTATTAAATTGTTTGCACCACTAATGAAAAATGTTGATAGGGTTCCATTACCAGTTAAAGTTGTTTTTACAGGATCACTCACAGCCCCCCAAGCACCACTATTGGCTAAAACTGTTGTATATGTGTTTTGCCAGTTAGCAGATAATCCAGATACGTCTGAACCACTAGAACCACCAGTAGAAATACCTAAATATTCACTTGCGCTGATAGTACCAAAGACAGTCAGATTACCATTAACATTGAGATTACCATTCATAGTTCCCCCATCTGCAAATTGCATTGCTACAGAACCACCACCAGAATAAACCGCAATATATCTACGAAGTCTTGTAACTTCATTGTCAATTTTGGAATTGATTTTCTTATCAAAATCCTTAACCAAATCGTCGGAATTTATGGTTTGTTTCTTACCTTTTGATTCGACTATATATTCAATAGGTTTCTCATTTTTTAATTTACGAACTTCTTCAATGAGATTATTTCGGGATTCAGTGATTACTTCAATAAAATATTTTCTAGTCTCTTCATTGAGTTCAAACGTCTTATCTTCAAGTAACTTAATTCTTTCCTTGTAATAATTGGTTATATGATCTTCCGCTTTGTTAACACGATCATTAACTTCTTCAGAAAGAGCTATGGTTAATTCATCAACCCTCTTATCGGCATTGCCAACTCTTGAAAGTGCTTTATTAACACCTTTATTAATCTTATCATTAAGCTCAATATTGGCCTTTGCTATGGAATTTAGTTCTCCTTCAAAATTTTCTATTACAACTTTATCAACTTTTGTCTCAAGTTTTTTACCTAAATCCTTTTCAATAGTATCAACCTTTTCAACGATTTGAGTTGCAATTTCCTTTAACTCATTATCAATTTGTGGTTGTAAAGATTCATATAATTCCTTTACAAATTGACGTATTTTAGATTCGAATTGTTTCTCGGATGTATTAAAGTCTTTCTTCAGAGACTCCCATAATGTATCCGACATATCGGAAATTTTATTATTAATAGTTTCTTTGATTTCCTCAAATCTACTATCATTTTCATCAATAAATTCATCTTTGATTTTTTTAGAAACCGATACAAATTCAGTAACAAGGGATGATCTGGCATCTCTTACCATGTTTTCTAAAGCTTTTTTCTTGGATTTTATTACCAAGTTGGCTTCATCCAATTTTTGTTTCTTGATCTTTGACGCAAAATATACCGCTTCTTTTTTGGCCTTTTCAATCTGTTCCAGAATTTGTTTTTTATTATCAATTAACTCTGGAACGGAAATTTCTTCCTCAACTGATACCGGAGAATCCTCAACGGCATGTTCAACTATAACGGAGGGGGGTTCCTCAAAATTATCAACCACTTTGTTTATGGTATTATTTTCATTAAATAATACTTCGAATTTACCCTGTATTAATACAAATGGGTAGTATTTCTTTACACCCTTAACTAAAACAGGCAAAGACACTATTGGATTACCATTGTGTTCGGAAATCTTTTCAACAGGATATTTGGACTTGTTTATCTCTATCTCATAAACACCGAAAAATATTTCTTCGAAAGATTCAACGCTTAAGATGTTTTGAGAAGAGTTAGTTAAGGTGGGGTTCACCTTTTCGCTAAACAATTTCATCAAATTATATTTAGTCTTTTGGTATAGTTGTCAACTCAGATTTAACATTATAATCTTCGGCGGGAGATATAGTGCTCCAACTTCTAACTCCATAATAATATATTTTTGATAATATAAAATCGTGTTCCTCTAATATATATTTGAAGAAATTATCTATTTCATATCTACTTAATGGAAAATGTTTAGTTGTATAGAATTGTAATAAAACATCATGTAATAATGATGCTAATATAGTAGATTCAAAATCTGGGGTTCCCCACCAAATACCCCACCAACGTTTAGGTGTGCATCCATCCCAAGCATAATCTTTTGATATAGTTATCTTATAAGGAGTCATTGTCATCCAGACTCCTCCCTTCTTATCCTTAAAGATTATTTTCTGTCCTCTTGGAATTAATGGATATAACACACGAAACTCAATTTCTTTTAGAGTTACATATCTATATCTATAACCACCTTCATATGGATCATACTCCTTATAATGAGTAAGTTTTTCAAATTCTGGTATAGACTCGATTCTGTTCATTACCTTACTAGCATACTCGGAGGGTCATAACTAGCGAATCCACCAGTGCCTTCCATTAACATTGTTTCTAGTTTTTCTTTATCAGAAATTCCTTCACTTAACACCAATTCTCCATTAATGGTTCCACCACCTAATAACGTAACTCCATTGATTTTAGTAAGAATTCTTCCCCACATGATTTTAGCCAGAGCAACGGAATATTCTAATACCCATTTTTCTTTAATTATATCTCTAAGTGGTCTTTCCACATAACATTCCAATACACCAACAAAAGATGAGGAATCTTTTGGTTGGGGGTAAAATCTTAAATATTGTGTTCTATTATCGAAATGAATATCTCTTCGAATAGCTAATAATTTTTCTCTAGTATCTTGCCAATCCTTTACAGTATGCCATGATAGTAAGTCAAATCCGAAATTTCCCATGGCATAACTATAGAATGTTTGTTGTGCTAAAGTTTGTTCCATTGAAAACAAACTTGTTATACCACTACTACTACCCTCTTCAAAATCTATTACATCAATAACTTTACGATAATCCATTATATCATAGTCAAACATATTATTATATGTTTTTGCCGTAGTTGGTTCACATTGAACTAAAAATGGTTTTTGTGGGGAAATTCTAAAAAGGCTTGTTAATGATGAATCATATGCAGTTAATTGAGCAAATGAACTTTCATCTAATATTTGCATTTCTGTAATACCATCTGTTGGAATAGACGCAGATAGTGCGGATGAACTTAAAAAGTAGCTATATGGAATTGTGGATAATGTTATGTATAGATTTTCTCTGATTTTTATTTCAGAGTCGGGATTCGGAACCGTTGAATCGTTTAATTTTTGAGATAATGTGAATCCGGTTTTTGCCACTGTATATAAGTAATCCAGCCTAATTCCCTTATCTCTTTCATATACATTAGAATCAAAAATCAAATATTCCTTTGTATACCCAGCATATTTTGTAAAGAACTCACATGCTTGTGAAATAGAATCATATAGTTGGTCCGGGTGGATCTCAACATTAATCATTGGATGACCCAACATTCTCAAAATTCGTTGTCCCAATTCTTGAAAACAATCAATTTTAGAACTCAAGTTAGTTGACATGAATGCAGAAATCGGAGTTATGGTGCAAAGATCAGACATATTGTGTAATTATTTAATCCAAAGACTAAATATATTCATGAGTTTTTTAATAGACAGCGGCCCTGTTCTTCCAACTAAAGAAGAAAAATTACAACAAACAGTTAATTATATCAAAGGTATGTCTAAGCAAACCTTTAAATATTTATTAGAAGTTCAAAAAAACGGAGTTCGAGCAGTTTGGAATCAACCGAATTTAACCCCACAAGAAGTTATTGATGAATTGGGATCGGATGCTCTTAAAATTTTTCAATTTCATGGCGGATTAACGGATTATATAGAATCCGTAGCCGCCGTAGAAGGTATAGATATTAAATTATCATATCCAACAAATACCTTTACCATTGATCAGCAAGGTAAAATTACTGTTACTGATAAGCCTTACCAACCCTAATAAATGGCTTTAGATACTAATAAAGGAACGCAGTATTATGGAATATCATGTGATGTTCCTAGCGATCCCGGTTTGGTATTAACCTCAAATAGTGGTAGTAAATACTATGGGTTATCCTCAAATGACTTTATATTATGGGGACAATCAACACATTATACACATGTGTCTTCAAATAAAGGAAGTAATAGTTATTTCCTAGAGTGTAATGTTCCAAGTGATGCTGGATTAGATTTAAATTCCAATTCAGGAACAAAATATTATTTCAACTCAGCTTTTAATTGCGTTAGTTTTTGCGATTAAGCTGCTGGTTCCTCTGGAGCTATAGGTGCTTCGGGTGGATTACCCGCATTAGGTGGCATCATTTCATCACCACCAAGGGCCGCATCTCCTCCTGAAAACGGTGGTGGCATTCCCCCCGCTCCACCGGGACTCATTCCACCACCCATATCACCACCTTCTGGGAGTGCTCCTGTTTGGGCTTGTTGTAATAATTGTTTCTTCCAATCTGGTCCCATTGCCATGATTTGTTGCAACTCCCATTCAAGTTCCATATCCTTGCGGCGAAGTTCACGATCAGCGAGAATGTCCTTATCATTCCAACCCATAACCTTTTTCTTAGCATATGTATCGGAAACTTTTTGAGTAGACATTAAATTGTTATATGAATTGATTTTTAATTCCATTTTTTGATTATTTCTAAGATCATAAAAATTGGATGGTGGATTAAAAATAATGTTTATGTTCAATTCAGTCAGGTCTAATTCCTCAAACATTTGTTTTAGTTTTAAATGAGTAATGAATCCTCTTTTAAGACCAGAAGCGAATTTCTTCTGTTGTCTCATTACCATCGTTGCGAATTTCAATTCTTCACGAAGAATATCCGTCCCATCCCTAAATGAATCTTCTGGATCAAGTCTTGATGTTGGAACTTTTAATGATCTGTAAAGTTTTTTAATAAAGAACATTAAATCATGAAGCTCTCCTAATCCCGGAGTTCCACCAATTTCACTAACTGTGGTTGGTTCCTGTCCTTGACGTTTAGCAAACCAATAACTATCCAACGTTGATTGTGGACTATACTTTTTAACAATGTCACCTTGATCAGAATCAAATGTCTTAGAAGACCAATATTGGGCTTGTAGCTTTCTTAAATAGGATTCTGCTTGGGGAACCGGAAGTGTCCCCACATCAACATTAAAAACGAATCGTAACGGAGCATGGACCATTCTATGGATAACCACGGCATCTTCGATCATGGATAATTGTCTGTAAGCTCTACGACAATTTTCAATAAAGGGAATTATAAATTCCTTTGTTTCATTATATGATGAGTTGTTTATGTATACAATTTGATTTTCTTCAAATGGTATAGGTTCATATTTTTCAACCTTTTTTGGATCGTTTGGATCGAATATTGGTTTTTGATATAAAAATCCCTTTACAAACATATTTTGAATGTTTGAATATACAGGATCAATTAAATCTGCTGGTATATTAATAATCCCCAATATACCCGCATTGGTATATTCTTCATGAATGATCTGTTCAAAAAATAACTCACCTTCAGTTAAAAACTGGCGGAATAATGCCCACCCATTATTATGCAGATCATAATATTCTATATACTTGTTCCATTCCTCTTGAATTTCGTTTTTCTTATCAGAATCCAGATCTGTATTTTTAAATTTCAATAAAACTATTTCATCATTCTCATCGGAATTAATAGTTTCATCACATATTTCATCCAATGCGTCAGCAATTTCGGAGAATGCTGCCATGGTTCTATAATCCCTTAAACGTCCCGGCTTATCCTCAGACGCAGAAGCATACATAATATCACCAAAGGACTTATCCCTTTCAATTGCGGAGAAAGCGGTATTATTATATGGATTGTTAAGTGTTACCGAATTCTTGGCAAGTGCTTCCGGTCTACGCATTCCAACCTTTTGGAAATATTTGTATTTTGTATTTTTAGCCTCGTCCGTGTTTAATACACTATAATTATAAGGTAAACGGTTCTTGAGATAGGTTTGCATTGACCTATCGTACATTCCAGATTTTCCATCTCTGGATAAATTGCTCCTATTATTAGGATTATTCTGAATACCTGCCATATATGTTATTTAGTTAAAAATTCAAAATAACAACTGATCTATTAGTATATACTCATCAAACTCCGTCAATACATTTTCCCCAAGTTCAGTCAACAATCCATTATATATTATAACATCGGAGTTTATATTATAAAAAAAAACGTAGAAGCTGCCCACCCAGCATCGTTTGCCGTTATAAAAACACCTGTTCCACTTAGACTCAAATAATTAGAACTTAAGCCGATTGATACCATATTATCATTAATAGTCGTAATTATATTATTTGGTAATCTATAAGCAGAAATAGTGGGAAATTTTGCAGTATTTATTTCTTCTAATGTTAATTCTGGTATGACATGAGTAGCACTTAGATACCATTTATTATCAAACCCAAATCTTTTACCATAAAATCCGTAAGTTTTATTGTTTATGGATTTCAAACTAATTGTGGTATATGCCATACCATTTATAAAATAATTAGTAAACTCTGGATATGCGGATATTAATATACTATCCGTAGTGGCATTATCACCGGATAATGACCAATATTCATCATAACCATGAAGATTAGCCCCACTAGATACAGCTACAAAGTTGGTATTGACAACATAAATGGGTGCTTGTGGGGTTTCCAAGGCTGGAAATATCCAGCCTTTAACAGTAAATGATGTATTACCGACAATCTTGTATTTTTCGGAATTATCTATATTCGTTGGATTTTCATAATCAATGTTTCCAGACCAAGTAACTTCGGTTCGGATTTCATCCGTGAAATCCAATTCAAATTCTTCTGGAATTTTCCAAGATATTATAAAATATGGGTTACACCATGGAAAAATATTAGACGCTATTTGATCTATGTCTTCCTTATAATTGGCAACTATAGATACATCTATATCCATAGTCACAGGAACGGGCATTGGGATTCTCGATATGTTCTTATCGTTGATGTGTGGTCGGGTCATTCTCTGATCCTTAAATTGGATTCTAGAAGAGTCACGCTTTACATTCTTTTGTTCCATGGATATCACCGGAAGAGTGATATTTTTAGCCTGATTCACAATATCATAGAGAACCCTATTCTTTGGTCCAAAAACATATCTTACGTTTATTTTCTCTTTTGGTTGGAAATCTTTAGTATATCTGTAAACAAAGCATCCATCAAATGCTGCTGCGAATTGAGTGAGTGTGTTAAATTGCTCCCGAAAATATGAATATTTGTTCACTATTCATATTTAATCATATCGACTCATCCAACTCCCCCATGCATCCAAATATTCCGATTCTTCCGATTCTTCCTCACGAACATCCATCTCGACAGCATCAATATATCGTTGTGGTAATTTTATAGTCTTTACATTTTCACTCAACCATATAATATAATTTGGATCTTTTTCAGCAATCTCATCAAATATTTCTCCTTTATATTTTCCAAACGTTATAACGTCTTTATATGGGTTTATTGATTTCATATAAATCCTATTTTTCTACTTTCAAATGAATTTTCAATATGATTGTCTTCAACATTGAAAAACTCTGCAAGAGTCATGGGTTCAGTTATTGGTCGATCAACTTCTAGATGATTTGCAAGTTTTTCACATTCATCAATACTTAATTCGGAAAATTTATATTCTAAGAACATACGACCCTTTCTCATCAATGCTGGATCTATTTGACCAATATCACAATTAAATGTTGCTATCACCTTCAATCCTAGAGAATCTTTTAAAAATCCATCCGTTAATCCTAAAAGATTATTTGTAGCGGAATTTCTTTGAATTGATAATACTTCTTCAGCATCTTCAATCAATAAAATTGAATCTTTGTTATTCATCATAAATGTTACAAATTGAGGAGATGATATAACACTAAGCATCGATGGTGCAATATATATTACCTTCTTTTTAGAATTTGTTATAATATGTTTAATATAATTTGATTTACCAGTTCCGGGATCACCATGTAATAACATAAGATTTTCCGTTTCTGTTTCAATAAATCTTTTCATTTTTTCATGTGGAAATTTTTCACCATAAAATAAATCATATCGATTTCCTTTAATTGGAATTGATTTAAATTTTGTTTTCTGTGTAAATAATCCGCTCTGATTTTGAGCAATCAGATAAAATTTATTACTATCTTTAGATACATCTATTAAAAATTTATTGAGACTTTTAATAAAATTTTCAATAAAAATCTTATTTTCAATCGTAGGGAGACAGGATATAAAAATAGTATCTTCTTTACTACCAATTGTCAATGGTGGGTATTCCCCACCATTCCCATCATCATCCTCCTCATCAATATCAGTTTGATTGGTTGTATCCCCAGATATAACAATTTTTCTTTTATGATGAACGTATTTAAATGAATCAACCCCCCTCTCAATTACATCAAATCCTTCGGATATTATATAATTCTCAAATTTTTTAATTTTATTTTGGGGTAAGTATTTTTCCACAATCCTTAAGAATAAAACTGGAGATAATCCAAAATATGTTTGATAAGTAGATGGGTAATCTATATTAGTTAATGGGGTTGCTCTGGAGGTAAACAATTCATCGTTTGACTTTTCATACCAGTAGAATCCATCAAGATATTTTTTTAAATTTTTCATATGTGCGTTTATTTTTAATTTTTTATTTCTCACTTTTCTCCAAATTCTAGGCTTTCCGTTTCCGTATGTCATATTATTCAAATCTGTCTAAAAAATACTTTGGTAATCTTGATCGATTACGGAGTATAACATCGAATATCGATCCGTCAAGTATGTATGTCACACATTCATCATCATTTGATCGAACTCCTCTTCCGCATGATTGAACCAACGCGCATAGCATTTTATTGGAATACCACTGGTTGTCAATTTTCATCATCTTTTCCACACGTTTTTCCTTAGTTGGTAGCCAAGGTGCTTTCATTATAATTTGGAATTTCGCAAGATCCCCCTTCAGGTCAACCCCATAAGTCATACTTGGAGATACCAATACCGTTGGAGAATCACTATTCTCATGTAATTCCAATATTTCCTCATTTCTAACCCCGGATTCCCTACATAATAATCGGTTTCCCTTTACATTATCTCTTATATAATCAGCTATATATTGGGTGTGGGTGTGTATGATCCCCTTATCACCTTCATGTTCTTTAAGAATGCCCTGAACTTGTTTTGCTAAAGTTGGTAACATCTCCTTTAAATTGGAATAATTTAATTTTTGTTTAACCATTACATGAATTGGTGCTTTGGTATGATCGAACTCAGTATCAACTTCAACATACTTATAATCGGCAATCCCTAAAGTTTTACAAAAATTCTTATGATCAATAATAGTAGCAGACATTATAATGATATGATCAGCATGTTTAAAAATATATTGGGATAATTTATCAACCTTTAAAGGTGTGAATTTTATTAGTTTATCTTCTCGTTCTATAATATATTCACTATCATAAAAGGTTGCTATTAAAATTTCCATACTTCCTTGTAGATTCATCAGCTTGGTATATTCGTTGGTTTTCTTAAAAAATTCAGAAGATCCCTTATGTTCTTTTAGATATAATTTCAATTCTTCAATAGAATTTATTATAGATATTAATGTTTCATTCAACCACTTTAAGATTTTGGAGGGGGTCTGTTCTGATGGAAAGGATGTTAGATCTACACCACATTTCACCAAAAATGGAATATCAACCACACATGAAAATTGACTAATTAATTGTTCTTCTAATTCAGATCCTTCATCACATACAATTATTTTTCTTCTCTTAAGATGTTCTGGTAAATTAAAAAACATACTATAATTCAACGCACTGAATTTCTCCTTTAACATATTGTTTCTGGAATTGTAATATGGACATTTGTTGACTTTCCAACAATCGTTTTTCAACCCCTTAACATAAATACAAGGTGCTATATCAACACTCATACTATCATCAATGGCACATTGATAGTTACTTTGACCTTTTAAAATTCCAGTGTCGAAAAATGTATTTTTATATTGATCCTGAAGAGACTTAGTGATGGTTAATGCATAAGCTCCGAATAACGGTTCATCTTCTATTAGATCACTACCACTTTCAGAAAAAATACTATAATTGTCAACACATTCTTTAAAGTTTTCAGATGGTTCGGGGGTGGTATTGGCTATGGTTTTGGCTATGAATGTTTTACCAGAACCAGTTGGAGCATTTATTACGATGAATTTAACATCATCATTTATATACTTTTCAACCCCTTTTAAGATAGTGACCTGTGATTTCGTCGGAGTATATGTATCGGGAAAGTTTAATAAATAATTGGTCATTTGTCAAATTATACGCCGATGTTCTCTGAATGTCAAGAGGAGAGGGCCAAAATATATAGGTATTTTTCGTGAATTTTAGAGGAATCTGTAGTGTTGAACGTTTTCATCTTCCAATAAACTTCTTCGGTTTTTGGAACAAATGCAGAAAGACAGTAATCGAATATAAATCCATTGGGGTTTTTATAAACCTTGTATGGGTATGGAATCTCAAATTCTTTAATTTCATCAGAATTTTCCAATTTAAACTTTATAAAAAATTGTTTAGTGTTGAATACCTTAACCTTTCCTTTTTTAAGGAGTTTATCGTTAATTCTAAATTCAATATTCTTCAACATTAAGAATTTTAAGTCCTCTTCCAGCTTATGCATATACTAATTACAATAATAATATAAAAATCAACTACCCCACAGAATCCATAAAATTTAGTTTTTGTTCTGGGGACATCTTGATCAATACGTCGTTATAGTATTTCCAAAATGTATCATCCGCTGGGATAGTTTGTCTTAAATAACAAGTGGATTTTGATGGACCCTTGTTAGTAAATGGGGACTCGGGAGTTGATATAGAAATATTTCTATAATCCTGCATTAATATATCCCAAGCACATACTATATCATGTTTACTCTCATCTATACGTCGTCCTGTTTTCGGAAGTCTAAAATTTAAGGATATCTTGGCATTATATGAGGCTAAAAGGGAAAAGGAATTCGTGCATATCATTCTTCTAATATTGACTCTGGGGGGGACGGGTGCTCTTTCTGGTCGTCGTCTTACAAATACCACTTCACATACATTATTTTGTAATAGTGCCTTTAATTCCGATTTAGACACTATTCTATCGGATTGTGTAATCTCTGATTTATAATCCTCAATAACTTGGAATCCTTTTACGAAACGGTTCCAAGCGTCTCTAAGGTTCCCCTTGGAGTCCATCGCAATTCGCTCATATCGTTCTTTGTCAGACGCCATATTAATTATTTATTGATTTTATACCAGTATAATTTAAATATCAATAATGGATAATTTATTACCTATATCTTGTAAGTGTATAACTTACGGAAGAGTTGACTTATTAGAGGAGTCATTATATAGTTTTCTAAATCAAAATTACGATGGAGATTCCGAAATGTTAATAGTTAACGATTATCCAGAACAAAAATTATATTTCGACCATCCTAAAGTAAGAATTATTAATTTAGACAAAACATTTGAAACAATTGGAGAAAAGGAAAATTTTGCCGTTGATTGTTGTAACTATAACACAATAGCAGTTTGGGATGATGATGATATTGCATTACCGAACCATTTGGAAAATATAAATAAATACTTTCCCGGTTATGATTTACTTCATTGGAAAAATGGTGCTGCTGTTAATCATGGTAAGGTGGATGCTTTACATAGTGTTGGTAATTCTGGTATTGTATATACTAAAGAAATATGGGAGAGGTCAGGAAAACATGAATTGGAAAATGCGGGATATGATATGTCTTTTGTTATTAAAATAAAAAGGGAATATAAATGTAAAGTTATTAATGCTAATCCCCCAGATGATGAAGTTTCTTGGATGTATTTATGGGGAGGTAGGTCTTATCATATGTCTGGGTTAGGTGCGGATACTCCCGAAAGAGAGAACGTAATAATTAGACACTCCAGACACATTGAGAAGTTAAAAAATAATGGAAAGATTCCTATTGGAGATATTGAACTAAATCCTAAGTGGATAATTGACTATAATAAACTTTTGATTAATTATATACATGAAAACAATCGTAGTATTGGGAATGCATAGATCATCTACTTCTCTTGTAGCGAGAACTTTAAATAATGAGGTTCATATGGGAGAACACTTATTAGTGGGATTAAGTGACAATCCGAAGGGGCATTATGAAAATGTGGATATTTTAAAAATAAATCATAAAATATTATACCAATCTGGTGGCAGTTGGCACAATCCTCCACCTAGAGAAAAAATAATAGAGGTTGGTCAAAAATTTGAAGAAGATATAAAAGCTATAATTTACAAAGAAATTGAATTAGCTAAATCTAAAAATATGGAAAGTTGGGGATTTAAAGATCCAAGAACTTCTCTAACCATAGATGTGTGGTATAAATACATTCCCAATCCTCAGTTTGTTGTTTGTTATAGAAATGCTAAGGATATCGCCATTTCTTTACAAAAAAGAAATGGCTTTTCTTTGGAAAAAGGTATGGAACTGACAAATGAATATTATAGAAGAATAAGTGAATTTTTAGAAAAATTTTATGCTGAACATTAAATTTTTTCATATACCAAAAAATGCTGGTAGTTCCATTAAGAGATTAATAAAATCAGACATTTTAAAAAATGTGGATTATATGTATCATTCTGAAAATCCATTTGATTATAATCCCAACGAGTCTATGGTTATTTTAAGAAATCCTTTAGATAGATTCATCTCGGCATTTTATTATTCTAAACAAGTTTATCCTGATTGTAAATTATCATTGCGAACAGATATAACCACCCCCCAAGAATTAATACAGGAAATTATAAAAACAAATAGTTATTATCCTATATCTAGTGACCATCACAAAATTGGAAAAAATAAAACAAATATAAGTTGGGTTTGGTGTGGTCAAAATTTATGGTATAATAATCCAAAATATGTATTATTTTATGAAACCTTGAATCAAGATTTCAATAAATTTTTAAATGATATTGATCATCCACATATAACTCTACCAAAGATAAATTCTTCATATAGACCAACACCTTATAACTTTTCGGATACCGAATTGGAATTTATTCATTCTATGTATGAGGAAGATTATAAAATAATAGATAAGTTAAAGAAAAATTAATTTTTAAATTTGGTTATATTTAACACGTATTTTGCTAATTCTTCGGTTGTTAACTCTTGAATTTTATTATAAAACTCAACATGGAAATTATTATATAACTCTTCTAAATCCATATTATTTTTTATACTTTGATTAATTTCCAAACATAATGTTTTGGGAAAATTTGTCATGGTTAATACCGGACAGTTTTCTATATCTTCGAAAATGGGAATACATCGATTTATAATTATTTCATAATGTCTACGACAATCCCACCCCGCCTTTTTTTTCGTATACGCAAATCTGGATTCTCTATATCCCATATAGTAATCTTCTTCTGTTTTATAAATATATGTTGATCTGTCATTTGGATTACAGAACGCAATATTTCTTTTTTTTTCTACTGGTTCTGATAATTTACAATGGGGTATTGCAAATGATATGGGATATAAACTCCCACGATCATGAACAAGCTCTCGTTTGAAATAATATACTCCTTGGTTATATACAGGATATATTCCCCTATGATCTTCTCCATCTATTATTATTATTTTATTCGTTGGATATTTTTCTAAAACATCTTTTAAGTATTCTCTATTTCTCCATATGGAACCATATATAATAAAATCAAAAAATTTGGTTTTAATTTTATTCAATATATCTGTTCTATCAATTTCTAAATCGTCTAAAATTCTAGTAGAGGTCATTCCCCTACCACGCAATTTACACAATATATTTTTATCATATGATTTATACAAATGTAATCGTTTATTGGAATCTATAACATCCCCCCCTAATAATTGTTTTAATCCAATTAACAAACAATCATTTTGATAATCAAGACCTTTTCCATCCGTTATATATAGAATTTTCATTTAGTATACATCCAAACATATTCCTCTGGATAATTTTAAATCATTTAGTTTTACAAATACCGAACATTCGTTGTTCATTTAAGAACAACCCCTTATGTATCTTTCCGAATCCTTCAACTTCAACATTGGAAACTTGTATTCCCATGTTGGCAGGAAATAAGACAATCTCCCCAACTTCAGTATATCGAACATTCGGACCCTTGAGAATGACCTTGCCCTTTCTCCACATGTTATGAACTTGATTGGTTGGTATGGCTATTCCACCACGAAGAACATATTCCACACCGTCTTCTCCACTTTCCAAGTCACAGAATTCGATAAGCATTACATCATCCATTAATTTAGATAATACGTATTCCTCCAACCCAAAATCAGTTGGTAGACTTCTATCTGAAAGGTCGATATGCGAATGTAATGGTTTGAGAAGGTCGATGGATGTTGGTTGTTCACTCATACGAGTATTTATACATCTCTTCAAACATTTCAAGTTCTCTTTTAGAATAAAACTCTGGTATGGGAGTTTCTTCTTTCTTTTCCACCTTCTGCTTCTTAATGTAATTGATCTTCTTCTTTGGAAGTTTTGGAATTATATTTTCAAAAAATTTAAACTGGTCCTCCTTGTTACTGAATAGATTTCCATAAACATTCAGTATGTCATTAACATGATCAATAAGAATACCATCACCATAAAAAGATAATGTTTTATTCGTCATATAAGGAGAAAATTCTTGTAATAATTCAGAATCTAATTCAGAATTTCTCTCTTCAAACAGAAGGTAATTAGTAGCTTTAAAACTCATACTCGTTCCATGAAATCGTAATATATATCTTCACAAACTCTATCGTTGAACCATCTATTTGGAACTATAACTGTGTTTTTAGGAATTCCTAGAATGGATGCCCACCATGAAAACGACGAGTTGCTACAAACGATGTTATCATGAAGACTCATTAGTGTCAAGTCATTTAATTCGGAAGATGTTTGGATTAAATTAAAGTTATATTTTTCAAATTCATTTAATACATGTTGGGGAGAGTCCGTGAATACGTTGATGTTATGATCCTTGAATCGTTCGAACATATCATTAAAATATTTTGTATCACAAACCAAATGAATATCTGGGTATCGTAGATAATCCCCACGGCGTATATGAAAAGCTACACTTCCATCCTTAATGATGGAACAATTTACTTCGGGTAAAATTAATTGATCTATGAATTGATATTTATAATTTTCAAAATATTTTAAGGATTGAAAATAGCCATTTAAAGATACATTACCAGCAGGATTTGGCAATTCATTATACCTACAATCTGCTTCAACCATAGATATAACATTTTCAGTTGGAGTAGTTACATAATCAAAATTTCGAAATACTGTATATCTGTATTCTCTTGGAGAATTTCCTTGAGATGCTGTCCAACTTGAATCATCAATTACTAAATCTTTACCGTATTGCTTAGAATAAGCATATCCAGCAGCAACTTGAAATAATTGATTTCCTAATCCACCACAAACTTTAACATAACAAGTATTCATATTTTCTTTAAAATAAGAGTTGGTGGAAGTATATCGTGAAATCCTTCGATATTAAATTTATTTATATACTTCCCAAAAAAACTATCAGAATCGACACTAAAGATATCATTAACTATACCTTTATTAAAGAAATCATAATCATGGAGAATGATATTCTTGGTATTATTTTGATTATAAAAATAGTCCAATGTTTTAATTCTAGCCTCCCAAGGTGCTTGATCAATAAAAACTAAATCGTAAACATCGGAAAAAATTGTAAAATCAAAAGTTTCCCAATTCACTCTATGAAAAGAGTAATTATCAAGTTTGAACTTTTCTTCCATTCTATTCATCCAATCAATATCACCTTCATAACCATTTATCTTAAAATGTGTATATTTTTTAGCGTATTCATTTAATATTTCCGAACTTCCGTCACCTATCCCAAATTCTAATATAGAAACTGATGGATTATCTTTTAAAGATTCTAATTCTTTTATTAAAAACTCTCGATGTGTATAAAACGGATTCAACATAAATTTTTTAATATTTTATCATTCCAATATTCGAATGTCAACATATCTTTTGAATTATTATCTTTTAATTTTTCAAATTCTGTTTCTAATAAATCCCTTGTAACCTGACTCCAATCATCGACAAAAAGTATTGGTAAATCTGAATAAAATCTATTATTCAGATTTCTTTTTTCGATTGGAATGGAATTTACATATAGTGTCTCCCATGTTCTATGAGTATCTATACCATTTCCCCTTGGAGATAATACATATTTATGATTATAAATATTATTTAAATAGTTATCAAATCTACTACCATTTCCACCCATTTCAATAGTGACCCATGGTAAACCGCTAAACATTCTATATAAAGGTTCTCTTTCTTTTAGATTCGTATTGATATTAAAATTTATATATAGTAAATTTTTATATACTTTTTTTGTATTTTTAATATCCATCATTTTTTCATATTTTTGAACTTCTGGAAACCAACATTTGTTTTCTATTCCAATAGGAATAGATTCTATTTTAGGATGGTCAACATCTACATTCTGTGAATACCATTTAATTAAATTATCAGGTATATTTATAGAAGTGATGTCACAATCTGTACTACTCCCAGAATTAATTCTGGGAGAATTTCTAGTAACATTGCCGTCACTATTATGGGAAATTAATACAAACTCATTTTTTGGTGGGGTTTTAAAAAATTCAGATACTTCATGAGTATCTCTATAAAAAATAGTTTTACCATTGTCTAATTCTTTAAAATATTCTCCTCGTATTTCCATATTTTTATTGCCATGAACAAGTATGTAAATGAATACAATACGTATTATCTGTTTTATAAGTTGAAAAAAAATCGATATCTTCTTCTGTAATGTTTCGAATTCTGAATCTTTGATTAGCGTCAAATGGATAGAAATAATCACCTATTAATATTTTAAAGTTTTCAGTGAATGTGTTTTGATCGAAAACCTTTTTCATTCTATATGGACCTGTCGCTTTCATTATATCTTCAGTGTTTGGAATATTTGTTTCGATAGATTTAAGATATGCTCTAACTATCTCACTATTTGGTTTTGCCATCATCAACCCATTCCATAATTCATTTTTCAAACCTGATCCGATTACAAAATCATAATTCAAAAGATCATCAAATTTTTTACACTGATAAAAATCACAATCCATATATATTCCACCATATATATTAAGGATTTCCATTCTCAATATATCAGATTTACTTCCAAGATTATTAGTATTGTCGAATAGTTCCTTATTTTCAAGTCTAAAGTCTATGTTGTCATCAGACCAAAGAATAAATTCATAATCATAGTTAACAGTTTTAACACTATCAATCAATTTATTAAATTTTTCAGGTAAGGACGATCCCAACCATATCATATGTATTTTTTTAGGAATCATAAATTATAAGAATGGTAATTTGAATTAAAGTATTTTAATATTTTTTCAATATCCGAGTAAGATGTAAAGTATTTTAATAAATTTAAAGATGATGAGAATATAATTACATCCATAGGAGTTCCTAAACAAACATAATTTTTTGAATCGTAATGAGATACTTTTAGACCATCTTCTATCATTTTATTATACGTCATAGTAACATAGAATTCATTATTTACTCTTTTATTACTGTTTATCAAATCCATAAAATAATGTTTAAGTATTTTACAGGTTTTGAAATAATATATTCCCCCAGATGCATATTCTGACTCTGGATCATCGGTAAATGGTTTCTTTTCTTGTATTTGTATCATATAATCACCATCAACTTTCATATATGCAAAATACTTATTATGTATTCTATGGGGATGAAATCCTCTATGTGAGACTATACTCCCATCGTGATTACCAGTTCTTACAAAATTTATGAATTCTAAAATATTCCAATTAATATGTAAATCACAGTATGAAACTAATATTTCATCAGAATCTTCACATACATCATCTATTATAGATAATATAGAAAACACTGGACCTTCTTTATGTGAAGGTATACTTTTAATCACACAATTTTTAAATAATTTAACCAATGTTTTATCGATATCATAATTATCAATATCGTCTTTTTTAACAATAAAAATATAATTAGAGAAATCGTCTTCCTCTTTTTCATGAATAGAATTAACCACATATTCAATTATATATTTTTTACCTATTTTAATTAAAGGTTTTATAGTAAATCCCTCATCTAAAAATCTTTGACTATGACCCGATAATGTTATAATTTTCTTCATATAATATTGGCTATTTTTAATATATTTATTAAGCTTTCCTCTTGGGCTTTATAATCTCTAGCACAGTGAATATTAACATAACTGTGGGTTTTTAATTTTTCTAAATTATATAGATAATTATTATTTACCATTCTCCATCTATCAATGGTATCTTTAGATAGATTATAATATAATCCAGTAAAAGGGTTTAATCTTTCCTCAATAATAGTATTGAATAATATCTCGGATGAGTAATTTTCTTCAGCACACCAATAAAGTTTTTCTGGATCATCTTTATTCCATCCCGGTTCAGTAATACCCAAACCGTATTTATTTTCCTTTACAATATATTCAATATCTTCTTCCACAGAAGATCTAAATTGTAGGCATTTTTCAAATACTTTACCTTTAGCTACATGATGGTGTCCAGCTAAATCTGCTCCATTTCTTATATTTCCTCCCATAATCATCCATGCATCATCGGGCTTTCCATTACTCATCTGGGGAATATATGCATAGTTCAAATGGACATAATGATTATCTGGTATATTTTGAATATCATCTATAAATAATTTTCGCTGTAGGGGTATCTGATCTATATCACCAATCATCCAAGTCGTTTCTGGTTCAGACATTGTGTGGAAAAATTTATACCATGTTATTTGTAATAATTTTGGAAGAGTGGGAACAAATTCTTTCTCTATTACTTCCCCATATTTTTCATTCATGTCTGTGTTTTTCTTTTTTCCGAAAAGAAAACATACAGGTTCAATTCCTAAAAATTCTTTACACACCTTAGAATTTAAATTCCAATATCCACTATATTCCTCAGATGAAGTAAATATAATTTTATCGATTTTCATAATATATTATTCCTAACTACCCAATCTTCAGTTAAGATATAATCATGAGCCTTTTTAAAATTTTCTTTCACGTAAGGTAAAAGATCATTATATAATTCAGAATTACATTTAGATATTAAATCATTGAGTTGATCTAGGTTATCAAAACTTAATATACCATCCATTTCGAAGAACTTTCCTATTGATGGACATCCCCAATAAATAGGAATTGTTCCAGATAGAAAACAGTCCATTAGTTTTTCAGAAAAATAATAATCTTGTTTTGTGTTTTCTATACAAACCGAAAATCTATAGTCTTTCAATCCTTCTATTTTCCTTTTTATCGGATTGTATCCATTACCGTATATATTCATATATGACCCAAATTTAGATATTACCGCATGTCTGAGTTTATGCCCATCAGTTTGACTTTTCCAAGAAGAAATAATACTGATATTTTTAGTTTTATTATAAATTTGAATTTCATCATCCCATAACCAGCATCCTCCCAATGGGGCAAAAACAAAATTCTTTCCAATATCTAATAACTTTTTATTATGTGTTAACACATATATAAACTTATCATGATTATACATGATCCATTCGTGTTCTGTTTTTGTAATTTCTGGAGATTCTATCAGCCAAGCTATTCTATTTGGGATATCATCATTTATTTTACCGAATGATGATTCCGTATAAACAACAATCTCATCGGTTTTCGAAGGAACATGGAAATCCCAAACCATATCCTTTGATTTCCTGACATTATTTTCAGGAACGGATATATGATTAGCATGTGAAAATATAGAATCCACACAATATATTTTTTTAGGTGTCATTTTAAAAAATCGTAGTTCATTACATCTTGTTGTAAATCCGAAAAAGATTCACGTTGCCATGTTAAATTTGGAAAAATACTGTAACTGTTTAGCATTGGTTGAACTTTCGCCATGTAAAAATCAGCGGCTACAGACGGTGGTAATTGTTTATTACAACATAGCGTGTGTCCCACAAAGTTTATCATATTTTCGTATAGCACATCGACAGATTTTTGTCTGACGGCATAGGAATGTAGGGCTAATGTTCTATACACCTTTCCAATATTTTCGGATACCATTTGATATCCACCCGTATGATTACCACCAAAGAAAAATAAGTCCCAATTATAAGGAAGTTGCTTTAATATTAGTTCAAACTTTGTGAAAAAATCTTCACAGAATTCAATATCATCTTCCAGTATTAAAACTTTATCCATTCCATCATATTTTATTTGTCTTAATAATCTAGTGTGAGTTATAGTTCCACCTAGTTCACCGTTGTAGACTTTACCATATCCAGTATCTATAGTTTGACCATCACAAGCGGAAAATCTTTCCACTTTTAAATCCATTTTATTAAAAATTTCTTCACATTCTGACCACCTATCTGGTCGTCTATCCAAATTTATACAATAAATTTTATCAAAATATTCGTTCAAAATATTCATAAATTCGCAACGTCCCTTTCATACTGTTCTCTAACCTTAAGTCCATATTCATATAAGGCTTTATTATCATGAGTTCCACCGATATCAATATCAGTGTCTCCATTATCTGGATCATATTTTTGAACTCTCCAAGACATACCTTCGTAATGTTTGAAATATTTTTCTTCCATTCTAACATCAGCAACAGTTAATCCAGCATTTATAACATCTTCAAACATAGTTGACCCAATATCATATATTTTTTCAGATATCAACATCTTAGTTCTATAATGATCATAAAATTTAATATCATGATCTTTGAGTTGTTCCAAATCCATGAAACAAAACCAAGGATTTACTCTTGGATATAACGATTTACCACCACGATCACCAACAACTTCACCCATTAAAGCAAATCCTCCCTCTTTAAATTTTTCATAGGGGTCGTAAAAATCTTTGAGAAATAATATATCTGAGTCAACCAATAACATATATCTGGTTTTCACCAGTTTGAATGCTTCGTTGACCGCTTCTCCATGAGAAGTGTGTGGTAGGTAATAATTCTTCGATAATGGTTTAAGTGGGTCCATTAGAGGAAATTTTCCAGTACTTATTACTAAAGCTTGTGGAATATATACACATAAATTTGTAATAGAAGTAAATAAATTATGGATCAGATTTGGTGTGTCATGGTTACAAACCACAATAGATAAATCATTCATAAGTTTTCTTTATTTCCTTTAACTGTTTACCCACTTCTTCAATTCCAAGTAATTTAACTTCACCCGGAACACATCCATGCTTCTCTCTGAAAATAACATCAGCATCTTGCATCATTTGATTGTGGTTGGGATTGGATGAAATTGTGGATTTTTCTCTAGACCATTCTTCATCACCTAAATATTCCCATGAATTTTCAATATCAGCGAAATACCAAAACGGAGGATGCATACCCCTTTTAATAACTTCTAAGGTATGATCCACATGTTCACATGCATTATAGTAACGTTGATCTATATAACCAACTGTTTCTAAACACTTTCTAGAATAATATGAAAATGCTCCAACACAATGAGGATATAATGGTAATTTCACTTTACCATAATCAATGATAATACGTGGATTGGGGGAACCCCCCGGCCATGATTTATTCATCATGCCATGTTGGGAAAAGTTTAGATGTTGGATTCCTGTTATTTTAGATGTTTCGATATACTTTCTAAGAACAGAACTCACCTTAACGTAGATATCATCCTCAACTAAAAATAGATGTTGACATCCTTTATCCATTAGATGTTTTAAGAGTTTATTCTTAGATCTACCAACTCCAATATTTTCATCATTTATGATTACATTTAAGCGATACTTACCTTTAATGGTTTTAAAACACCACTCTTTTAAATTGTTGGTGTCTGGTCCGTCAATAACTACCACCAATTCTTTAACTTCATCTGGAACAACTGCAAAAAAACCAAAAGCTTTTTTGAATTGCTCGACTCTTGTTCCGGTGGTGACAATACCAACACCAATGGTTTCTTTCTCTTTAATCATATATTTTCAATTTTAATTCTAAATTTTTCGTAATCTTTATAGGTAGAATAAAACTGGTTCACTTGATTTGGAATGGTTATATCCATAACCTTAGTATCAGTTGATTTATCCCATATACATACTCGCTTGGAGGAGTCCGATACCCCTGAATAAATATGTTTTCTCCAAAAAGACTCACCCCTATCGGTATGTCTACCATCGGACATAATATACTTATATTTATTCAATAAGTAAACTTGATATATTCTGTAAGCCACCGCTGGAAATTTTCTATCGTTAAACACTGACGTTGTTATAACTCCACCATCTGGTTGAATTTCATAAGCCACATAAGCATATACAAAATTGTTGTTTGTCGGAACCGCCCAACAAACAACATCATTTCCATCTTTTTCTTCATATAAGAATAATGGAGGATTCGTATCAAACGTGAACACGTTTTTAAAAGATTCAGGATTTTCAATAATTTCCTTATATTTTAAAGACAATTCATCAAATTCTTTATTATAATAATAATCATCACCATCACCTATGCGTAAAGGTGATTCCGATATTAACTTATAATAAAATCCAGTAAAGGGTTTCATTTTTTAAATTCATTTACAATTTTATTGATTCTATCCTCGTTTTCAACTTCTCGTTCCTGATCTTTAACCATTTGTTCTAAAACTTCCAAGTTATCGGGGTCTAAAATACTATCACCTTCGATTAGATCCCCTTTATAATCGATAAATTCTCCTATAAACATCAATCTATCATCAATAGTAAGAAAACTGTTATCAATACAAATAAAGGCGGGACAGTCATCTTTAGGAAAAAACACATCATATTCCAGATTTTCCATATATTGATCAAATAATCCTTGGAAAATTTGATCGGTTTGTTTGATATATTCCTCATTCACATCTCTTAAATCATCTTTTACTATTTTTATAGCGGGATTATGTTTTATCCAGAAGATAATATCCAAATCTTTCATGGATTCCTTCACAAAGGATATTGTAGCGGCAGTTGTTTGATCACTGATCTTTCCTAATGCATTTCCTTGTAAGGTATATACTAAATTATCTAGTGGGCATCTGTCATATACAGAGTGCTTTATATGAGAATTATCCTTCAATGTCTCCATCATCCAATTGAGAATTATTAATTGGGTTTCATCATTAGTATTGGAGGAATGACTTAAATTATTCTCCTTGATCACATCTCTATATGTTTTCGCTGACGACCAATACATTGGCCACCTCTCTTTAAACTTAGATATTAATGTAGTTTTTCCAACCCCTGCTGCTCCAGAAAATGCTATTCTCATAAAATAATATATACCATCTTATTTTAATTTGTCAATTGGATAAATTTGATTAAATAATAATGAATGACAACAAAACGCGCACCTCGTAAGAGGAAAGAGTTGGATATAACTGATGAATTCAAAACAACATACAAAAAGAATTTCGACTGTTCTAGTATAACATTAAAAAAACAATTTCCATTAACCGACAATCAAACGTCATTCTACTATTTGTCTCAGGGAGAGAAGACAAATATGATATTTCTTGATGGTCCTGCTGGTTCTGCAAAGAGTTATCTTGCTGTTTATACTGCTTTAGAATTATTAAAGGATAGAAAAGTAGATAAAATTATATATATTAGAACTGTGATTGAAAGTGCTTCCAGATCAATGGGATATCTCAAAGGAGATGAAAATGAGAAATTTGCAGCTTACACTATGGTTTTAAATGAAAAATGTTTAGAAATAATAGATAAATTAACATTTATGTCATTAACCGAACAAGAATATATAAAGGCAATTCCTGTAAACTTTGCAAGGGGACTCACATTTAACAACTCCCTTGTTATTTTTGATGAGGCTCAAAACGCTACACGATCAGAATTAACAACTATTTTAACCAGATTTGGAAGAAACACGAAATATATAATTTGTGGGGACTCCAAACAAAAGGATATATCTAATTCGGGATTTGAGGAGGTATATAAATTATTTAATACTCCTTTTTCAAGTAAAAACAATATACATTGTCAAAAATTTGACGTATCTGATATCGTTAGATCCCCATTATTGAAACATATCACTCAGGTTTTGAGTGTTTAATTGAAGTTGTTTCCTTTACCCTCCCAAGAGGTTCCACCAAATGGATCAAATGGGTGTCCTTTACTTGAATTTTCCAAGGGAGCGGCATTTGATGTAGTTTCTTGGGCTTCTTTTACACCCTCAACGGCATCTTCTTTAGTTTTTCCAATAGCTGAACGCTCTCCGTCTGTTGCGATATACACATCGCCAAGTTTTTTAGATTTAATCAGATTATCTTCCTTTAATTTACTCTCATTTTTTATGAGAAGTTCGGTATCTGTTTTATCTTCAACCTTTACAGTTTCTTCATTTGGTAAGACTGTTCTTTCCCCAAAATTGGTTTGAAGGATTCTAAAATTTTTATCTGATTGTGTTACTATTGATATATCCATACCAATAATGTATCACTTGATTATAACTTGTCAAGGAGTTTTTACTACTTTGGGCTTATTCATCTTCTGTTTCTTAGATTTAGCCTTTTTAAATGTTGGTGGGGTAACATTACCTATGGATGAAGTGTCTTGTGCTGAAGTTTTAATAATCTTAACATTAGCATCCTTATCAATCAAGAAACTAAGTTGTTTACTAAGATCAGGAATTGGTTTTCCATTTCCATCTTTACCAATAATTCTATAACCAACCGCTACTTTGTTTTTACCTGAACCAACTATTCCAATATTATCATCAATTACATATCCAGCATCCAAAAGAATATCTCCATATTCCTTTTTCAGTCCCCCATATCCAACATCATACCCTCTTCTGGTGGCATCACCAATATCTCTCATACCCGCTTCAAATCTATGTAATGGTTGTGTAATTTCAGGTGCAACATACTCCAAAGCTTTAGCTATGCCCTTGGTCGCACCCATGAAAGCACCAGAACCCATTTTAGCTACTTTACCCATTCCTTTTAAAATAGGGCTTTTTGAAGGTTTGAAAAAATCCCAAAACTTTTCATTTAATAATTCCTGTTGTGATAATTGTTTCATACTTCTATATTCTGTTTGGCCACATCGGAAAGACTTACATCAATTAATGCATCCAATTCTTTTTGTATAAAGTTTTTACCAATTAAAACCTTATGACTGTTTTCTGATCTATTTCCTATGGAAAATGGAATTTGTCTAAAAATCTTATCACCCACTTTCACATTTAGTAAAACTACTGGACGGTCTTCCTTGTTTCCTGCACCTAGATTGATCGTGATATGATCAGAAATAGGTTTCTCCAAGACCACACCATTTTCTGTAGTAAAACGTACCATTTCTCCATCTTGTTGAATATCTTCTCCATGTAATACATTAAATGCTCCATTTCCAGTGTCTAATTTTGCGCGTAATTGTCCAACCCCATCGATATAGATAGTTTCTTCAAGACCTAATATGGTTTTTTCTACGAAATATTGTGTGAAACTTCTCATTCATTAAAGGGAAATATTATCGGATTGTTCAAATCCTGTATTTGCAAAGTCTGTGCCAGCATCAAGTCTGTGCCATATATCGGAAACATAATCGGATGCCTTTACGAGTTTTGCTTGCATCCAAGGTTCCAATTCGGTTTCTTTACATATATCAAGAATCCTTTGGGAATACTCCGCGAGTTTTTTAATATCGGAATAGATCACTTCATTACAACCCTCACTAGTTTCAAGATCTGATCCAGTGTCTAATTCTAATACTGCCATTGATTCATCCTCGTTTCCCAACATAGGATCATCAGTAACCATATCCATTTCTTGATCTTCTGGGGTTTGAGTTACTGTATATGGATCGACATAGCGTTCCCACATCAATTGACTTTCTCTCTTTCTAAAACTTCTCATATCTTTATTTAATTAAATGCTACTTAAATCTTTTTTAATATCTCCTGCTTGTGTTTCCGAGGATATAATTGACAACAGTAAAGGTAAAACTTCTTCTCTGGCATTTTTAAATCTCTTCATTTGCATGACGTTTTGTAGATTTAAAAGGGTTGTCGCTTCTTCAGAAGAAGGCTCAAATAATGCAGCATCAATTAAATCGGCAATGTATTTATCTTCTCCTTGGGATGTTAATGGCATGGTTTCATCTTCAGTTGATCCCGCATTTGGATCAACAGCATCCTGAACGTCTTGTGGTTGTTCCATTGGCTGTTCTTGTTGCATGGAGGGGTCTTCTCCCTGTTCTGCTATGATTTTTAGATAGTTATCTATTAGTTTAAGTGTTTTTGATTCCATATTAATAAGTTTGTTTAATGGCTGATTGTTTTACTGCTTGAAGACCCTTTTGAATTCTTTGGGTTCCTTTTTCATAAGCATCGACTGCTTGCCCAGCAACTCGTTGTCTGTCTTTTACCGCAGTTTTAGCTTTTTGCGCGGGTGTTCCCCAAGCTTTTGCAGCTAATCCCCTTAGTCCACTATTGGCTTTATTTCCAAGATTTTCCACTTCTTGATCAACTTCATAGGTTCCGGTTCCAGCATTAATACTTTCAGCTTCTTCTTCCGGTTGTGAAACTGTGATAGCAATGGTTTGTGATCCAGTATCAACATATAACATGTCCGTATTTCTTACCAATGATACATTAATTCCCTTTGATTTGAGAAAATCAATCAATTCCCACTTGGGATCACTAGTATTTTTGGGATCAAACTCCTCACATAAGTTTAAAAACTTGCTCATATTGTTATTTATCTCATATTAGTGATTTATATTGAAAGATATTAAATATCAGTATGGAAGTGTTTTTAACATTGATAATTTACTTAACCATGCTATCGTTTTCTTTTGCTAATCCTATGGAAAAGATATTACAATGGGATTATAATCCTGAAACTAATATAAGTGGATATAAATTGTATGATATCACCAACACAAGAACATTGGTATTAGTAACTGAATTTAATTCAGCTACAATATCAACTTATGGGGGAACAATATATGCTGTAACCGCTTATAATACTTTTGAATTGGAATCATTATTATCCAATTCAGTAACGATTCCATATCCACTATCCCAATCTGGATATGGAATCGTGGATTGTAATTCTACGTTAAGAGGATATGAACCTATTTTTGCTATTGATGGAATCCCTACAACCTATTGGTCTACTAATATAGTAGACCCATCTTCTAAATTTCCCTATATTTTAATAATAGATTTAGGATCTATTAAATCTATTAAAGGTTGGTCGTATCTTCCTAAACAGGGTGTAACTACTAATTTAAACCATCTTAGAAAATATCAGATTCATGTAAGTAATGATAAAATTAATTGGGGATTGGCATTTAAAGGGGAATTTACCCTATATAATAATTCTGAAAAGATATTATACAATAATAAATCCAGAAAACAGGGAAGATATTTCCGATTAACAGCGTTATCGGAAATACAAGGATCATCTCATGTAAGTGCAGCCGAAATAAAACCTTTATTTTAACACACAATTAACATTTTATTTGTTATATCTTGGAAATAGGAATCTGATAAGTTGGTAAATCCTTCCTTTTCAAGATATTTCTTAATTTGTCTAAATGATTTTAGGGATCTGTCCACATTTAGAAATAATTCAAATTCTTCCACTACCTTAGAATCCTTTTCTGATAACAATTGTCGGAAAACATTCAACGAATACGGTGCTATCCATATTCTAAATCCAAAGATTTTTTTTATTTTTTTAATTATTTGTTTATGTATTTCACATAAGGAAAATTCATTAATAAAAAATATTACCTTTTCTTTAATTGTTTGGATTCTTTGACATAATTGTTTTATAAAAAAATGAGTGTATATAGTTTTTTGATTTTTATTTGATAAATTTATTTCCATACCAATTTCTAAACTGTAACTATAAAATTGCATATTTGTTTGTTTGAAAATTAATTCCAAATCATCAAAAATGTAACTATTGTATTGTGAGATCCGAATCATAAGCCCAACATATCAATGGATCGTGGTTTGTCAATGTAATTTTTTGGAGAACAAAGACGGATATTGATTATCCCATTATAGAACCTTTCATCAAGTAATGAATTTGATAATAATTGAAATTGTAATTCTGAATATTTCATGTCAAACTTAGAGTCACATAATTGTATTACTTCTCTAGTGAAATGTTCTATACCATATTTTTCAATATCTGTTAATAATTCTTTAGAAGATCCCCAATATTTTTCAACATCATTATCTTTGTATTGTATTCTATTTCTGGTATTACCTTTTAGTGGTTTTTTCTTAATTCTTTTTTGACATTGTTTACATCCTATGTAGTATTTTTTAATTGCATTTGGGTGATTGCATTTTATTATGTAAACGAAACCGAAAATGTTGCTGTAATCTTCTGGTAGATTTTTCCATGTAGTGTTTGTCATTTTCTTTATTAATTATTGTACATTAATTATAATTTCTTATTCTTAACTATAACTAATTTGTTATTTTAACTTTTTTGTCAAATGGCTATTGACTTTTCAATATTTCAATTATAATTAAGGGGTGGTGGGCGGGCTTGGTACTATTATATTGTTATAGTTATTATATTAATAATAATAAAGAATAAGAAATGTTATTACGTAGTTGTACCAATTATAATAACTTATTAGAGCGAACTTTTCTCGTTTTCTTACCTTTTTTCTTCACAA